AGGTATGACTTATCTTCATGGTCGCCAGGAAGAAAACCAATCTCTCTAGTAGGTACTAGTGACCTTACAATGTATATTTTTTCATAAGGTGATACCTCATCTAATACTTCTTGGAGTGCTAGGTAAAGCATAATAAATGTCTTACCTGTACCAGCAGCACCATGCAACAGAAGATTCTTCCCCTTCTTATACTCATCAAACGCAACTGTTTGATTGTCAGTAAGAGGTTTGATCTCAGTCATATATGACTTATCAATTGGTTTTTTCCTCTTCATCATCTTCTTAGACATTGGTTGCAATGGTGCATTACCATTACCATTACCATTGGATTTCTTTCTAGCTCTTGGCATTAAGTAAACCTACTCAAGTTTGCAAGTGGATGTGCTTCTTGCACTTTGGACATGACTTCCTTAAATCCATCATCAGATTTAGGTTTGCCATAAGTTGCAGAGGTAGCTTGATTACCAAAGTATCGTTCCAACTCTGGATGTTCTTCTTTGAACTGGTCAAGCTTTGTCATTGACATGACAACCTCAGTAACCTCACCTGTTTTCTTATTAATAAAATCGTACGTAGGCATTGTTGGTAAGTTCTATTGGGTGTGTACATATTCTAATGCTTCAGCAGTGATAGGGAATTGTTCTATGAATATATCCCTACATGCCTCCGCAATATCCATGTGTTCCTTTTGCGTTCCGTGTGCAGAACGTAAATCTATATAGTGAATCCATGACCGAATACTACCTGTCATGTATAATTTGGTCGGTGTAGCAAGAGGGAGTACAAACCTAGCACACTCCTTTGCAATACCAGCATCAAGCATCTCTTTATATAATTTCATTCCATCGACAAAATGTCTTTGCATTTTAATTTCAAAGTCTTGTTGCATCAATGGATCTATATCATCAATACTATTCTGTCTGTTCTTTGTATCCTGACGACGTAATGCTGGTAAAGGAATCTCCTTTGATAACATACTACTATCAGCATACCTCTGAGAGAACTCTTGGTATGTAAATGATCTGTGTCTTAATATCTGTGCAGCAAGACCTCTTGTAGTTGATATCTCTACAGTCATGTGTGCTTGCTCAAAGACACTCCAGTGTCCATGTTTAATACAATACTTTAATAGTCCAGCAACCTTTGGGTTGTCCTGATTGTTGGGGTTGGATACCCTAGCAACATAACCAATAGTTTTCTCTGCGTCAGGAGTCACAGAAATCAAACGAACGTTAGTCATAATCTATTTTAATTGCCTCATGATTGAAAAGGATACGAGAGATTAGATATAAACCAAATGCTTTAACATATCCAATCGTTGCTAGTCCAAAAAGACCTGGTACTAACCAATTCCACAACAACATTAGGAACAATGGTTTAGTAAAAAATGACACCACTTCTGCTCCACGCTGGATATCTTTCCTATCTGCTGGAGACTTGGATTTGTATACACTCATGATTTCTTTGGTTTCTTTGGGGGTTTCGCTTTCGCTTTTGATTGATTCCATAACTTTGGATTAACTCTTCCAGAGGTTTGCTTAAGAAATTTAAAATCTTTTTTGTACTTATCATAGTACGAATCAAAAACTTCTACCGCACTGGATGACATAGTTATATCATATGCAATCCTATCCTCCTTAGTATACTCTACAACGTAGGTATTATAAGGTAGTTTAGTATCTTTTGCAAGTGTAGGATCACAGTCTTCATGAATAATATTCAAGACCTATTACCCCATTCTATTTGTGGAAATGCTTCTTGTATTACTGCCTTAGTAATACGCTTATACTTCTTATTCATTTGTCCATCTTTAACTAAACATAATAACTCTGCTTCTTCTGCTGATAGACCTTCCAACAGTTGAACAAACATAGCCTCACGTTTTAAAGACTTCAAACTATCCTGACCACCTTTAACAAAGCGATAGAACCCTTTGGATTCTTGCTCTAAGCGTGTGTGATCTGTACCTACAGGTGCATCGTTAGGTGTGTATGGAACATCACCTTCAGGAAGCATAGAGATTACGCTATCATCAAAGTTCCAAATCAATAGCATCCTAAGTGCAGAAGAATTGTTATCTCGAAGGATAGTTACCTTCTCTGCTTTTGTTTTTGCATTAGAGACCTTTCGTAAGATCTCACTAAGAAGTAACCTAGAGTTACTATTTTCAAGTCCTTTAGCTACCATAATTAATCATCATCCTCATCGAATTCAGTGTAAAAATCTTTTTCTTTGCGAAGGTAAATTAATTCGTCATGAATTATATTACCATTAGCATCCAACATTTCAGGATGTATAACAGCTCTAGCATAAGCAGCGTTTTCAACATAGTCTTCAACGTATCCTTTTGCTAACCATGATACCGTGACCCCTAAAAGGAATGCACCGATTACCATTAATACAGTTAATGCGATTTCCATAGAGTCTCCTTACTACTGTTTTTATTTAGAGAGTTTCTTCCTCCCTGGTTTACGAGATAGTTCATACGTCCAAGCATCACTTAGGATACGATGAAGATACTTTCGTAACTTTCTTGCTCTAGGTTTACCTAGATGACCGTATGCTTCTCTGAGTTGACAATGTTCATTGTCTTTACCACCCTTTATATACTCATCAAGATCGTGGACTAGCAGAGCCAATTCTCCAGCAGTACTGGAATCAATAAACTCTTTAGTCTGTTTACGAGTTGCTTTCATCTGCTTTAGATAGGTCAGGCAATCAAACAAGTATATTTCTCGTTCAAAAGCAGCATCTATAGCATGTTCAACAAGGTCGTAAAGTTCTTCCATCAGATAAGATTTTTTTCTTGGAGGTATTTAACAGTATCGGTACATCCACCGAGTTTCTCTGAGTTTACCAGTACTTGCGGAAAAGTGCAACCCCTACCAAATTCTCTTTGGAATGCTTCACGTGTATAATGCACTCCTAGCTTGTATTCTCGGTATGGAATTTCTTTTCCATCTAATACCTGTTTAATCTTTGAGCAGTAAGGACAATCATCCTTTGTATACACTGCGAAGTTTCTCATAGTTTCCTCTACAATAAAAAAGGGGAGCTATGCTCCCCTAGTTGTTTAGTTATTTAGTTCAACTTAGAATGTGAACTTAACGCCTGCTTTAGCACCGTAGTTACGGATAGTATCGCCAGAAGCATCTTCTCCAGCAGTAGCACCAGAAAGCTCAGCGTATACTCCTGTAGAGTCAGATACGTTGAAAGAAGCACCGATCTTAGCAGAGATTTCTGTCTCTGTATCGTCAGCAGTTTCTGTATGAACTAGTGAAGGACCACCTTGTACATAGTAAGCGATTCCACCTTCAGCACCAGTTGTACCCTCGTATCCAAGATGTACATCTGTAGTTGCAGATGAATAATCTCCATCAGGGTAAGAAAGGTTGCTTTCTACATTCACGTATGGACCAGCAAAAGCTGCACCAGCGAGAAGGAATGGAGATGCTGCAACAGCAGCGATTGTTGATTTGATTGACATGATTGTTTTTAAGTGTCTCGCAAGAAAAAATCCTGCGGATGATAAGATCCCCGACATGGGATCTTGTATTACATCTACGCAGGGTTACGATTCTTTCGAGTCCTTTGTATAATGAGTATTTATAATAACATAACTTTACATAAGTGTCAAGACTTCCGTACCTTTTTTCTCAACTCCTCATGTCTCTTCCTAGATTCTACCAAGCGTTGAGCAGTTGTCAACCTATCTTGATAGAAATCTGCCATGTGTGATGGTATGCTGACAACATCAGATGGATCTACTATAGATTCAAACTCTAAGTCAGTATCACCAACAACTTCTTTTAGTTCTTGTGTTAGATTTTCTTTTTTAATTTTTGGTAGTTCCATTATAGTACCTGAACAACACCAACAACATCTGGTATCTCCATCATCAATTTCTTTTCTATACCTTGCTTCAATGTCATAGTACTCATAGCACATGTCTCACACGCACCACCCAATCGTACCTTAACATATCCTGTTTCATATTCTATCTCTACAAGATGAAGGAATCCTCCATCAGCTTCAACATAAGGTACGAGTTCTTCAAGAACCCTTACTACATTTTCTTCTGTTAATTCCATGTGTGTTGCCAGATAGTGTTGTCTCTTAAGATATTCATAATAATGATCCATTACATTAGGTTGTTACCACATACATCAAAGTTACCTGCAACTCCACTACGAGCAGTGTGTAATAATAATTCACCATGAGTAGGATGATTAGCAGCTACAGAGATTGCATTATTAAGACCAGCAAGATCCCAACTGTTAGACTTAAAGGAATTAATCCAATAGTCAAACCCACCTGCCTCTGGTCTCCTACTTATAATTGTACCATAAGACGTGACAAGTTGATCATATACCTGTTGATATGTATACCCAGTTTTAACAGTCCTAGAGGACCATCCAGGTACTAATCCTGTTACATATCTGAAAGGATCTCTTATAGTTGTACCATCATTAAATGCTAAGTACCCCTGAGTCCACTCTCCATATCCAGCATCAGTTATACCTGTACTTGTACAACAAGGTCCACTAAACTTCCAACCAGATGAATCTCTAGTAGTCCACTTCAACCCACTATCAGCAGGTTGTATTAAGTCTAAAGAACTAACTACAATGTTCTCCATCTGAGAACGTAAGGTGAATGCAATGCCACCTGGATTCCCTGCCCATGTATTGTCTGCCTGACTTGTATTAGTTAAAGTAACACCAATAGTATGTGGACCTGGTGATACATCAGTAATAGTAATCTCTGT